GATGCCCGGCACGCTACCCTTGCTGGTGTGCTGGTGGGAGTTGTACCTAAAGGTAACAGCAGGCGGTTTGCCGGTGTAGTCGGCCAGCCACACGTCGTAGGGGATCAGCGCCGCGCCGCCCATGTAAAGGCGGGTGTTGGCGAAGCTGGTGTAGGTGTAAAGCTGAGCGTAAAAGCCCATTGACTCGATACGGGCCAGAGCGTAGGCTGTCAGGTCAGTTAACGCCTGTCGGCCAAGCTGCTTGAGCTTGTTGTCCTCCACGTCCACAGCGAGGGGCATGGTAAGCTCCTTGCCGTAGGCCGCCTGCCGCACAAGGGCCAGCTCTGCATCTGCCATAGCCTCGCTAGTGGCGTAGGTGTAGTAGTACACGCCCACGTCCAGACCGGCAGCTTTGGCGTTTTTGTAGTTGTCCTCAAAAGTGGGGTCGATGTACAGGCCGTCTGCCCGCTTGGAGAGCTTGCGGTTGGTGCTCACCGTCTTGAGCATAACACCTTTGTAGCCAGCCGCTTTGACCTTGCGCCAGCCGTCGAGGCTGATTTTGCCCTGATAGCGGCTCACGTCGATGTAGCGGTAGGGTGGTGCGCCCTCCCAGCCGGGAGGAGCAGCGCTCTGGGTGTCCACGGTGGACACCGGGTCAGAGGTAGAGACATCTGCCGCTCGGGAGAGGGCGGCGAAGAGACGGGAGAGGAAAGTCAGGAGGTTCATGTGGTCACGTCCTTTCGGTTTTTGGTAAGATAAAGCCCTCTTTAGTTATTTTATCCACGATTTGAAAGTGTACTAATTAAACAGTATGGAATACCTTGAGGGGTATTTTGCAGTTGCCCATCTTGGCGTTGAAAATCATCATCTATAATATACTCATCATTGGCTCTAACGATAAATTGTGTGATTTGAGGCATAGCGTAAGATTGGCGTTTCCCCTGGCAGAAATGCTCAAAAGTTGCATACTGTCCAAGAATTTCATTTAGACTCGTAATCTTATCGTCAGGGATGAAAGTTCCCTTATATTCTGTTCCATCTAATGTCACAATACATTCATTTNCCATATTTAACACCCAAAACACTCAACTTTATTTGATTGTTTCGCACTTGAAGATGTAAAGAAGATGCTGTTATATCTTTTATATACCGAATACCATTTGGATTAATGATTAAAGCAAGTGTTCCCGTATTGGTACCTCTTTCCCAAATCCACCTGCATTGAATTATATTTACTGGTTTTTTACAATCAACCCCTGCATAGTACGCAGTAACCGTATCGCTTCCGCCGTTACATTTTACTCGGCAGTTTTGAATAAAAGGTAGCTTATATATCATGTGAGACGTAACACCGTCAATGTATTTTCCATCAACGTAAAAAGTTCTATCCCAATAATTGCCAATAGGATTTCCGTTGTCGTCTCCGTATGAAACAACTAGCTGATCTACTACTTGTGTACTTGTTGCCACATATAGCCACACCGCATTTTGTTCAACGGTTATATGCGAACCATCTTTAACATCCAAGTATTCTTTTATTAACTTCCTGTTTGCGTCAAAAGTAGCTCCATAAAAATATGCTCCGGACGCGCAAATATTTGAACCACCTCTAATTTTTATAAAATGGCCAGCCATATCACTTCGTTCAACAAATTTCCCATTATTATAGTAGCCATTGATTAACTTTCCATCTTTATTAAATAGTTGTCGTCCGTCCGCAACGAAATTAGTCATAGGTGGACTGATTCTTTCGTCACTAACGAAAGCTATATCTTCCTTTAGCTCCCCAATCTTATCTCCCGTTTCTTTTGCATCCGCCGCCGCGCCGGAGATGGTGAGGGTCGCATCAGTACCACCCAATGCGTTAAGAGTATTGGCGTTCAGGGGAGTGCCTTCCACGATGGGCTCATCGTTCCGGACAAGAGTGACGACCTCTGATGTACCGTCTGACTTTTTCATAGTCCAACGGCCCGGGTATTTTGCTTTTCGGTCAATAAACTGCATAGTACGGTTCACCTCCACAAATTGGCTCTGAGCAGTAAAGCGTGTAATCTTTTGCTATACTTTCGATGTCAGAAAGTATCTTTTCGACCTGATTTATCACACCGAATTTCATAGAAAGAGATTTCGGTACATCCGGAGTAAAGCTTGTTCCGCTGCATTTTGAGCGAATGGCTTTCACGCTGGCTATCCAACGATTAGCGTCCTCTGTGGTAAGATAGCTGTTAGGACCCCATTCGGGAGTAGACGTTCCGGTGAAAGTGATTGTTCCAGAAAAAATCATTTTGGTGTCATCGCCATAGTAAGCGCTACCATGTGCAATGTCGATGCAGTCGTTTGCGGCGACCCAGGAGGAATCGACAGAGGGCGGATAGAAGTTGTTGGCGGCGGCGAAATAGAGCTGGTATTCGACGCCCTTTTCCAGCGCGATGCTGCCCATGTCCAGCACTACATCGTTGTAGCCGCGGACAAGGTCGATGGACTTGTCTGCCAGGGCGGTCGTGGTGCCGTACTTGCGCAGGACGGTGCGCATTTTGCCCGGCATATAGCCCTTGACGCGGAATTCCAGCGAGCGGAGCAGCAGGCCCGCTTTCTTAGCAGTCAATGGCATGAAGAACTCGGACTTGGAGGGATAAGTGTCCCACGCGGGGATTTCTCCAGAAGTGTTGAGCGCCGTCACGACCGAAATCGGGTCGATAGGAAGTTTCGCTCCGACAATGTCAGCAAGCTCTTTCATGCCCTGTTCGATTCGTGCATAGTCAGTGTANCAATGGAAAGAGACTTTGGGACGGTAAATGCGGGGTGAACGACATTGTCATATTTACGAGGGCCCTCGTCATTTGTAGCATAAGAAATCGTCTCTGCGTTGCCATTCACTTGTAACGTAGAATCATACACGGCGTATGCGTTTACAAGTTTGCTGACCAACAGAGGTCGCCAGTACTTGTTGGCGCTTGAGCTTGTGCCAGCAATATCATAGAGCATCTGAAGCGAGTACAGGTAGGGAGTTCTCGTCCAAATGGAACGTCCTCTCTCAGAACCTTCCATGTCGGAGGCAAGCATTGTTTTCAGGATTTTGGATGCATTCTGCAATGGAGTGCCTTCGTTGTACTTATAGCTCGGGCTACTAGTTGTCCAATTCGGAGCATCAGAGCCTTCCGTGTCGTATCCAAATTCATGGTTGGAAAGAAGGAAAACACTTTCGGCCATCGTGGATACCCTGCTGCTACCAGAGCTACAGTAAGAATCGGAGAAGCCCGGGGTGTAGTAGATGGTTGTCTTGTTGATAGCTTGCTTTTGAGCATAACTAAACGAGTTGAAGTAGTCGTTGTTGAGCCAGTTGCTTACGCTACTACTGGCATAAGTAGACCACGAAGAATCCCATTCTCGAATAGCGGCGTAATGCTTGCGAACCAGAAGAGTTCGTCCGGCTCCGTTCAGCTCGCTTTCGTAGTCGTGCTTCGCAACGATGAACTCCGCCACGTTGCCGCCCTCGTCCATAAGAACGGTGTCGCCCTCTGCAATATCAAACAGGTTGTACGATGTTGTAATGAAAGAGCATTTCGCGGAGACGTTGCCCACAAAGGCGGTGACAACAGCCTTGCCCGGGGAGTTCCACTTGACTTGACAAGTGGATTTTCCCTCTGCGTTTGTCAGAACATGAAGGGAGACAATTCCTTCGGGAGAGGCTGCCCAGTTGATTTTGGGAGAATCAATGGTAGCGGGGGACAGGGTAGCAGAAAGAACAACGGAATCACCCCAGTCAAGCTGTTCGCTGACATGGTCAAGAGACAAAGCCTGAGCATCTGCCATCATGTACCCCTCTACAGTGCCTTTGAAGCACCCATTAAAGGTGTATTTTGCATTAGTCACCAGCAAAACGGCGTCGTAATTGAACTGGTGGTGAATCTTTACCATATCAAGAGCGTCAACGATAGGGCTTGCCCGATAAGTAAGAGAAGCTTTGCGACGATTGGAAAGGACTCCATAAGACTCTGTAAGGGCATTCCTGGATTTTGCAAGGATGTCCTTTGTGAGCATAACATTGCTCAGAGTCTGGCTCACGCCTTTGCCCGAAGGGCTTTCGGGATAAGCGTAGGTAACGCCACCTGCGGTGGTCACTACATTGAGCATATTTTGAGCAAAGGTGATTTCCGGCCAAGAATAATTGTTCAGCACCGGAATATCCAATACCGAGTCAGAGGCGACAGAACCGTACACACGGTTAATCTTTATCACGCCATCGCGAGTCTGGTACAGAGCCATTCCGGCAGCGTTTGCCGCAAGCTGCAAAATATCGGAATTGTGATAAGAAGACCCATCGCTTGTGATGTCCGTAGAGTAGTCTTTCAGTTCATCAGAGATTTCTGCTGTAATTCCGTCTGCCTCAAGCTGCTCCAGTGCATCATAGCACATCTCATAGAGCGTGCCGTATTTTCTTCCAGTGTACTTCGTGCTGGACAGATACAGGAAAGCGTCTCGCGCCTGAAAGGACGCTTCAATGCTGTTGGCGGGGACGCTCCACTCTGACAGGAAGAACATTCCTCCACTTACCCATTCGGTCTTCCCGTCAACATCCATTCCATAACGAACAGTGACAGGCTGGCGCTCATAGATGTACTTGTAAATCCCTTGAGGGTTTACGGAGTCCCATACGCGGTCGCTGTTGTCCAAGCTAAAGGAAATCGACTCCTGAGAAAGCTGCCCAGAGATAGGGTCTCTTGCGGAAGAATGGCTGTAAGACAAAATTTTGGTCTTGTCGAACACCAGATACCTTCCGATTTTCACTTGTTCGACCCTTACTCGGCGGTTAGGGAGACACCACTTCAGTACCTCAATCTCTACGGCATCAAACCCGGAAAGCTCTACATCAACATCAGAACGGACGGATTTGTTTCCGTTTACGGTCACAATTTTTAACCTGTTAGTCCCAAGATATGCGCTGACCGAAAAATCTGTAGCGTATTCTTCAAATACCGTAGACCAGCAAATTGAAACGCCGGGAATCGAGGACTTGCTCTCACTCGGAAGTTCAAGCCGAATAACAGGATGGTTTGAATCGTCAAAAATCTTGGCGCTCAAAAAACCGGTAGTTCCATACGGAGGGGAAGAAGGAACAATGGCGCAACTTCCGTCAAGAACAGTGAGATTAAGCTCTCCTGTGGAATACCTCGAAATGGAAGCGTTATTGGAAAGCGCAATACTGTGAAAGGTAGAGAACGGGGCTGCCGATGACGTGACGATGGTAGCTTTTTTGTTGATACCCGGCTCAGTGATTCCGCAGGTAATCTCTACAAAAGATTCCGTAACAAGGGTTTCATTGAATTTTTCTTTCCACTTATCGGAGACTTCAACCATGTGTCATACCTCCACAAGAGAAAGTTTGCACCCTGTCCATCCCATCACGCCACCGGTTTTCGGCCCTCTACGCCACATGCCGCCGGTGCGGTCGGAGACATACATCTGACGGGTGGTATAACCGGCTGTGGCTTGGTTATAGAATTTAACAGTGCAGTAAAAATTCGTGGTAAAAAGGCTCAAGATGTCGGCCCACTGCCGCGCGGTGAGGTAGTTCCAAGACATGGAGACCTTTGCCACATCATGCCGAACGACAGAACCAACAACCTTTCCCTGAACATTTCGGCCAGAGTCCACGATCGTGCTAGTCGTTCCCTCATAAGAGGATGGTTCCGGCAGCTCTACGCCATTCACCGTAACCAGTGCAGGAATATTAGCCATCTGAACCATCCTTTCTTAGTAAGAGTAAACTTCGGTACCCATAATAGACATGCCACGTTCTTTCTGGGTCTTTTCAACAGAAGCGGTGAGCTGCTTGCCATCAAGGTACACTCTCACATCTCTTCCATCAGAGATTTCCTCTCCATACCGCTGCCAGATGTCGAGGAATGCATTGTAGCAGCCGTTGTACACAGCATCTCTCATCTCTTCGGAGTTTCCGCTTGCGGCAGAATAGGTGCTGCTATACGAACCAGACCCATAGGTGGAATCATAACTGGATGTGCCAGCGTACTGAGAGCTGTCGCTATAGTTAGAACTGCTGATACTGCTAATAATGCCTGCGATAGCAGCGGCAATCGCCACGCCACCAGCAACCATTGCCCAGCCGGTAGGAATGCCAAGCACGGACAACGTGCCACCGATTGCTTCCAGCATGGCGGTAAAAGCGCCGCCAATCGTAGTAATCAAACCAGCTACGCCAGCAAGCATCTTCGGGAACTGGCTCAGTAAGCCACCAGACAAGCCTTTACTGATTGCAAGCGCTGCGGTCGAGAGCGGAGTCTTCGATTTAGTGAACACGCTGGTAATGTTCTCGACCATCTTTGCCGTATTTTCTGTGGCAGCGCCAAAATTCTGAGTCAGTGCGTTTACCAGATTTTTGCCAATGGTAGCGGCTGTATTCAGCAGAGAAGAAGCTTGGCTTTTCAGTTCTTTGCTCAGCCTGCCAAGCAAATCGCTTGCAACGGACTTGACGCGTTTACGCTGCTCATCGCCCATAGCGCCCCAAATGCCAGCGGCAATGGTAGTGCCGACTGTTTTCCAGTCGCCACTCTGTGCGGCCTGAATGAAAGTTTGCGCCGTGCCGAAGAAGTCGGTCTTGAGGTTGTTATCAAGTTCGGCCCACTTAGAGTCTAGCCCGGAAATGATGCCGTTGACGTAGCTTGTGCCGCAGTCAATGCCATAGTTCGCCATCTTTTCGCCCTTGAGCTTGGTGGCGTCTACGAGTTTATTCATAGCATCGTTGACGTAACCGAGAGCGCCGGTGATGCCGTTTGCAAGGCCTTGAACAATATAACCGCCATAATCAAAGAACACCTTAGAAGGAGAGTTGATGTCCAAATCGCCAGTGAACTTGTCGAGAATAGCTTTTGCTAGACCGCCAACGGTTTTCTTAGCGGTTTCAATGCCTTGATTGATGCCTTTAATAAGACCGTCCACGATATTTTTTCCGATACTCAAAAGGCTGAAATTATCAAACGTGCTTTTAATTGCAGAAAGAATTTTCTTAGTGGTTTCGGTTACACTAGAAATAGCGTCCGTAATGCCTTTTTCCAATCCTGCGATAATGTAGCCGCCTTGTTCGGCCATTACGGTGGATGGGGAATTGATTCCAAAGGCAGACTTAAAGCCATTGATGAATGGATTGAACACATTTTCGACAATCCAAGAAGCAACATTCGTGATCGCGTCTTGAATGCCATAATAAATACCGTAGACAATATTCAGGCCAACATCATTGAACGGCCCCTCTGCCACTTTCTTTTCAAAATAATCGGCAATTCGAGAAACTAGACCGCCCATGAAGTCGAGTGCTTCAATGAACGCTTCTCCAAAGAAACGACCGATGGCTTGAGCTAGACCGGCCCAATCTACAGAAGTAACGGCTCTAATAGCAAAGTCAACGAGGTCTTGACCGAGCTGGTAAGAGTCTGTGCCAGCCAAGAAATCAGAAACAGCGTTAATGCTATCAGTAATAAAGTTGAAAAAAACTCTTGCAAGCTTTTCAATCTCAACATTTTGAAGAGCATCGGAAAGCTTATCAGTTAATTGCTTCCCAACACCAGTCCAATCTACTGTTGCTATCCAATCTGAAAGTTCGTGAAAAAATCCAGAAAAGCCATCAATAAAGGCGTTAAGCACAGATGTCCAGTCAAGCTGAGACAGGAAACCACCAAGAAGCTCAAACTCGATGATGAATCT